TTCAGCTTAAACCTATTACTTTAGAGTTTACTTCTGAAGATTTAAAAGCAGTTATGACTGAAGCTGAAATAAGATCAGAATTGGGGCTTGAACCCTTAGATGTAGAAGTGAGAGAAGATTTTAGTAAAGTTGGTATGATAGACGGAAAGCCTGTTTTTAGCACCATAGAAGAGGCTGAGGCTCACGCAAAGACTCTAGGCTGTACTGGGTATCACGAACACGAATACGAAGGGAGAACGGCTTATATGGCTTGTGAGGGTCATGCTGAGGCAACAGAGCTTTCAAAGTTTATAGAAGAATTTGGTGAAGATGAGCCTGAAGGATATACTTTATTAGATGAAGAAATGGTAGACGATGAGCACCAAGATTTTGACTTTGAAAAAGAATTAAACGAAATAGGCAAAGTAGAACTTGCAACTGTACCAAAGTCAGATAGAGATGGTTTAGACGAACAGGATGGCTGGAGCAAAAAGGCTAGTAAGTTTTTTAAAGTAAGATACAAATATGATAGAGACCCTGCATTAACTAATAAATCAGGAACTAAAAGAGAATTTTGCAGGAAAATGATGGGTGCTAATAAGCTATATAAAAAATCTGACTTAGTTGCTTTAGATAATAAGGCGGTTAATCCTGGATTTGGTATTGATGGTGCAAACACGTATTCTATATGGTTGTACAAGGGCGGTCCACAGTGTTTCCATCGGTTCATCAGGAAGATTTATGTAATGGAATTAGAAGATGCTTGGAAAGAAAAAGATATTACAACTTATGGTAAATTAATTTCTACTGCTAAAGCTAGAAGTCAAGGCTTTTACCCTGAGCCTAACAATAAGAAAGTAGCACAAGCACCTAGAACAATGAAGAATAGAGGATATTATAACTAGAAACTATGGCATACGTATTATTTATATCAGAAGAAAAACTTAAAGACGAAACAACAATAGGACTTTCAGTTTCGCCAGAACTCTTGCTACCATATATCAAAAAAGCTCAAAAATTATATGTGGAAACTAAGTTAGGTACAGACCTTAACCAAAAATTGAAAGACTTAATTACAGCAGGTACAGTTAATAATGTAGGGAATGAAGCCTATGCAACTTTGCTTAACGACTATATTGGGGAAATGCTGCCAGGTTTTGCTTTATATATGGCTATTCCTTTTCTTAGATTTAAAATAGAAGATGGTAATATCTATTCAAAGACTTCTGAAACAGGCACGGCTTTATCAACTGAAGAGGCTCAACATCTTAGATCAGAAGTTTTAAATACTTCTGAATATTACATGGAACGAATGATTGAGTATATAACAAACAATACATCTAGCTTTCCTGAATACAGCACTAATAGTGGTGCAGATGTTTCTCCTGATAGAAATTCTTATTATTCAAATATGAACCTTGAAAGACCTATGCAGCAAGGGTCTAAATTAACATTAAGGGATTTTTTAACGCCTGATTTATAAAGATGAAGAAATACTATAAGATTAAAAAAGTAAATATAACTAAACTAAAGACATACTTAAAAGATGCCGATACCACAAATCACAAAGGAAGTAGGAAATGTTCTAGCAGTAAACGGAACAATCCTCAGCATAACAACCTTTACTAATTTAGAAGTCTTATTAAAGATAATTCTACTGCTAGTGTCAATTATATATACACTTGACAAATGGTGGTATCATAAAAAAAATAGATAACAATGAAAAAAATAATTTGTAATTTTATATATAGACTAACTGGTAAAACTATTTGCCTTAATTGGTGCGATAAAAAAAATTGTTGCTAAAGATGGAAATACCTACTAATAAAAAAAGAAAGCTTAACTCAAAAAATCCTAAATACAAAAAAGTTGAAGATATTAAAGTGCGTAAGGAATTTGTTCAAGAAGTTAAAGGAGTTAAGATATACAAAACCTATTACCTCTAATTTGGACTCAAAAATAAATCTTTTGCTTATAAGAGATTCTATGACAGAAGAGTCTACTATGGGCAAACTTTTTTTGAATGGTGAAGAATTTTGTGACACTTTAGAGCTTGCATGGAAAGATAATCAAAAAAACATTTCTTGTATTCCTGCTGGTGAGTATGATGCTAGACTAAGGCTGCCAAGAGAAAGTGCGACTAGAGACTATATTCATTTATTAGTAAAAGACGTTCCTAATAGAAGCTATATCTTATTTCATATAGGAAACACTACTAAAGATACACAGGGTTGCATCCTAGTAGGTCAAAGTCGCAAACAACACTTTGTTGGTAACTCAAGATTGGCTATGGAATTGCTAATAAAAGAAATCATAAATTTGGGAGGTGAGAAAATAAAATTAATAATTAAAAATAAATAACATGAAAAATTACATTATTACACAATTACTTTCTTCAAAGAAGGTATGGCTGGGAATCAGCTCAATTTTAATACCAATCATAGCAACTTGGCTTGGTGTTGATGAAGAGGCGGTATCTAAAATTTGGTGGAGTTTAATCGCTATGTTAGGTGGACAATCTTTAGCTGATTTTGGAAAGTCAAACAAATAGATATAGATTAAAACCGCATGAAATTGCGGCAATAAAAAAAATGAGGGCAAAAGATGAAAGGAGAAAGCTTATCATACCAGATTTGCATGCTCCTTTCGTTGAGCCTGGTTTTTTTGAGTTCTGCAAATCTATCTACAAGAAATGGAACTGCAACTCTGTACATTTCACGGGAGACCTGCTGGACAACTCATTTTCCAGCTTTCATGAGATCACGCCTGATGGAAAAAGTGCAGGCGATGAACTCGCTTTAGCAATCAAGCAAATAAAGCCTTTTTGGGAAGAATGGAATGAGGCTACTGTATGCATTGGAAATCATGACGCTATTATTTCAAGAAAACTTGTGGCTTCAGGCTTGTCTCAGGCGTGGCTAAAAGACTTTAATGATGTGCTAGGCACTCCAGGCTGGATTTGGAAAGATAAGTTCGTAGAAGACGGTGTAATGTATTTACATGGAACTGGCAGCTCTGGTCGTAATGGGGCTATAAATAGAGCCATTAATTGGAATACTAAAATTTGTCAAGGTCATATACATACAGAAACAAGCATATTATATCATGCGAATCAAGATAGCTTACTTTGGTCTATGCAGTTAGGATCAGCTTTTAATGTTAATTCATACGCTGCAAATTATGCTAAGAATTTTACCAAAAAACCTATTATAGCAGTAGGCGTAATCTTAGATAATGGGCGTTTACCTATTTTAGAACCTATGCCCCTATAATGAAATTAAAAGATTCCACAAAGCTCTTTCTCTTTTATTTATTACTTATAGTTATAGTCCTTCTCATTTCTCTTTAATTCTCTTATTAACATATTAATTGTTAATAACTTTGTAAGCAATGTTGTTAATAATTAAAATATATTGTTGTATGTTTGCATCATTATTAATCAAAACATAAAAGAAATTGAGAACAAATTTTAAAATGAAAGAAGCTACAAACAAAGAAGAAGCTATTATATCTATATTAGATGTACTAGAAGAAAACCCTTTGTGGTTAAACAAAATTACTGACAGCTTATTTATATTAGTAAAAACTATTGAGAAAGAACACAAAAGATTCTTATTAGAAAAGTCAGTAGATGAACAAGTAATTGATTTATTTGTTAAGCTTAAAGAAGAATATTATAACTTTAAAGACAATACACAATGGAGTTAATTTGCGAAGACTACTATTTCTATAATAATGAAATATTCAAAAGTATTGCTAAATTTTCTCCTGAAGGATGGTTTTCAGATTTGAAAAAAGTAGAACCCAGTATAAGAGTATTTGGAACTAGAAAACAAATAGATGAAGCAGTGGATGTTTATGTAGAAATGACAGGACTTAATCTTGATGAATGTTATACTTTTGAGATTGAAAAAAAAGGCTCGTTTTTCTATAATGAAGAAAACAATAAAATCATTAAAAATAAACTTGCACAATATAAAGAAAGATACAATGAACTAAGTAATAACAAGGCATTAATTACAACTATATGAAAAACTTAAAAGATTTAACTAAAGAGCTTCCTTACAAATGGAGGGTGCAATCAACAAAATTTGGAACAACAACTTGCGTAGCTTATATAGACGCAAGAGATTGCCAAGACTTACTTGATAAAGTAGTAGGTGCTGAAAATTGGCAGACTATTTTTTATGAAGAAAATGGATTATTGTTTTGTAAGGTAGGAATTTTTGTAGGTGAATGTTGGGTATGGAAGTCAGACACAGGATCAGAGTCTAATGTTGAGAAAGACAAAGGACACGTTTCAGATGCTTTTAAAAGAGCTTGCGTTTCTTGGGGAATAGGCAGATTTTTATACAGACTACCAATCCAAAAATTAAAAACTAAAAAACATACTAACGGAAAAGAATACCCTTATGCTCCTGAAAAGGACAAGATAATTTTTGATGGTGAAACTTTGACTAAGTATATAAATTGGAAGCTTAATAAAAACAAATAACATAGATTGTGAAAGGGTTAGATAATAAATTAATAATACAGCTGTTATACTTTGTGGTGTTATCAAATCCTTTTCACTTTCTTTTTTTACTAACTAAATAATAAATTATGGAAACTTATATGCCAAAAAACAGCATTAACACGCCCTTAGATAAAAGCGAAAAAGTAGAAAGATTACTACAAGAAAACGAAAGGGTA